GATAAAGGTTGAACAAAGTTCATGAAAAACAGTGATAAAGGTTGAACAAAGTTCATGAAAAACAGTGATAAAGGTTGAACAAAGTTCATGAAAAACAGTGATAAAGGTTGAACAAAGTTCATGAAAAGGGTTGAACAAAGTTCATGAAAAGGTTACAACAAAGTTCATGAAAAACAATGATAAAGGTTATAATATCTCTTCATCGAAATATTATATATAAGTTAAGAGCAACTAGAACAAATACATTAGTGAAGCGTAAAGAGCGATGAAGGTGTTTTTAAACCTTCAATGAATTTTTCATGAAGTTCTATAGGTTCTATATAATTTTTTCTAAAATCTATAAGCTTTAAGAACCCAAAGATCATGAAAATTAGTGTGTGAAGATCTTAAAACTACTGTTCCAATATTATACTATCACAGTGATAGTATAATAACCTATTCTTTGTTACAATCTATACATGAAATTTCATAATCTTTGGGTTCTTAAAGCTCTATAAACTTTAAAGAAGTTTAGAGGAACCTATAGAAGTTCATGAAAAATCATTCATTGAAACGTCCTTTAACTTATTCATGTTCGCTCTAGTGTTACATATAACATCGCTCTCAACGCGATGTTATAACTTTCATATCTGTTAATGAAAATGGATGAAACTTTAGCTATCTTCATAGCTATATGTTTTCTCATAGCTATAGTAGTGGTTTGGGTGGGTTCCATCATATATCAAAACCCTCCTTTAAATAATGTCACTACATCTGTTATGAGACAATGTTTACCAGGACAATGTGTAGTCAACTCTTATTCAGGAGTTAAGAGATGTCCTACAAATGTAGCTGAAATGGTATCAGCTAATATATCTTATGAATTATGTTCCTCTGAGTTTGTTTGTGATAACAATTCAGCTCCGTTAGCTGTAGATGATAGAAGTGTTGCTATAGGAGGAAGTTTATGTCCCTCAGATGTACCATGTCAGTGTTTAGCAGGTCAATACTGCGGTCCAGATATCATGAGTTACTTTGTACCCTTTTGGTCTAATCAAGATCCACTGATCAAGTATGGACAGAAAACCTCAGTCACTGATGTCTTAGGAACTGTTCATTATACTCCTCCCTATTATATAGCTAGCACTGGAGGCTCTTGTACTATAAGTCCTACTTTATATGCTAATGGAGCTTTGGATACAGGCTCTTGTCTCTTTGGGACTTTAGCTTACTTTCCTAGAGCTGGAGCAACTGTAGGTGGTTTAACTACTCCTTTAGCATGTGTTAGGGGACCTCCATGCCCTTCAGGTCAAGGTTTATCGGCAGTCTGGAATCCTATAACTAAAAGCATTGTATGTCAAGATGTTAGGGACTCGGTCATCTTAAATTTATAAAGAAAATTATGCTCTTCGTATAGAATGTGATAACACGATTATTGTTATCACATGTATGAGATATTTATTAGTCTACATGATCTTTAGCTGCATTATACTCCCATGCTTTATCTAACATTTTAGTTAGTATGACTGTATACAGATCCGTGTTTTCGTTCTTAGGGTTGGTGTCTATTTTGGAGGAAGCTAAGGAATTAGAGATGGAAGTGTTAACAGTTTCGGAGACTTTGTCCCAAAATCCTGTATTCATGTTGGCACTTTCCTTCTTAGAGAAGTTAATACAAGATTTAAGAACTAAGAAACTCCAAGCTAAACCTAAAACACCAGAGATAGAAACAAAGAATGCAAAGAAAGAATACCTAAAAGTATCAACTAAGAGGGCTTCAGTGAAATCCATTTTCTGATTTATAGAGGTCTAAACCAAAAGTTCAGAAAATGTTAAGAATTAAGGACATTTTATGCGCTTTAGTTAATATGGTAATTAACATGATCTTGATGTTCATACCGTGTTGGGTTATGTTAGATAAGGATTGTTATTCTAGCATTGGGATGAAATCTAGTTTTATCTATGAATCTGTCTTTATCTTAGTCATGCAGATTATGTCTGTTTTAACTTCAGGTATCCAAATCCTAGGTTTGATCATGTTTAAGTTAGAGGGAAACAAGGCATTCTTGATGAGTGCTATCTGGAGTGGCATACGATTCGTAACTAATTTTCTGCAATGTTTAATAGTCTTAGTAGTAATAGAAATCTCCGGTTTTAGGCACGATTATAGATTCCCTATGATCGTGAACATCATCTGGTCTTGTCTAATAGTTGTAGAATTTCTGGGAACTTTTATTATCTTCTTACGCCAACGTCATAATTTTAGGTATCTAAATGTCTAAATCTTTTTTCTACTTAATTAGGTTCGTTTCGGAAGATATGGTCATCCAATATGGAACAGTCTATAAAGATATAGACGAAAAGAGCTTAGATGAGAACACATATATCATCTTCTTTGGTCATATAAATGTGCCACAATGTATGATAGCTGAGATCATAAATCGTCTATTGTTATACTTGATAGATGCGGAGATAGAATTTGAAGGCCGCAAGGATCATATAAAGCTATCTAAGGTTACTATAGATATTGCAGGTATAGTAATCAGGTATGCAGTTAAGGCTTTCCTTAAAACTACAGGAAAGCAGGGACCTATTCTGCCATATCTAGTTTACCATCAAAATCAAGAATTCTTGAGTGAATCAGCATGGGAAAGTGCACACTGGCATATCTCATATACTATTTATAAGAGCTTGATCGAGAAACCAGAACCTGAACCAAGAAGATGTTGTCTCTTGTTGTAATTGTAAACAAAGTTGTTATAGGAACGTGATTCCTATAACATTTTTCATGAATTGTTCTAATCCACATAAATGGAGGAAATGTATGATGGAGAACCGACTCCAACCGAATTCGTCATTGATACTGAACAGCAAGGTGATGTCTTAATCATTAGAGTCTCTAGGGATATTATCTCAGAGGAAGATGAGAGAAGCTATGATAATAGATTATTCAGAAGAGATTATGATACTAATGCATATCCATATTTCAACTATGATGATTGGATCAATCAGACTATGATCGATCCTAATGGTTATAAGGGTGATCTACCTCCAATTGGTAGATATCTCTTAGCTACTGAAACAGTAGAGTTAGAATTCAAGCAGGATATCATCTCTAGAGTAACCATTGAAGTGGAGCAAGGGACCTATGAAATCCGATATAAGCAAGGTAAATACGATGCAACCTTGATCAATGGCGAGACGGTAGAGAATGAAGCTTCAATCCTTAAAGTAGCTATTGCAGAGCAATCAATGTCTAGCCTTAAATACTACGGTGTACTGCTTTATGATAAAGGAGAACTTCAAGATGAAGCATTGAGATTCACCTCGGAAGATAGATTATTAGGTATAAATGGTGTTCCATATTTCATAGGTAATTATAAGGATGATAAGTGGCATAATATCAGACCTTACAATGCTATCATGAATAGTATCTTCACTTTATTGTTTAAACCTTTTACCCTACAGAGAGATTTGCCTAATGAAGATTGGGCTATAGAGGTTTGGTACTTAGCTCTCAGGGAATTAGTAAATCATGGGTTTAAATATCCTTACCTTATGAAATTCTTTGATGGTCTAAGTGTAACCGATAACATCACTGAATGGAAGGGTTATAAGATGGTAACTATAGAATATAATAATTCTCTATATCATAGCTTCCTTAAGAATCGTAAGATTTATGCTATGATGGCTGAAATAGGTTTTAGTACATTCTTGTATTTCATCCGTAATGACAAAGGCTACCAAATACCTCATGTAGATACTGAAGCTAATATAAGTCAAAGATATACTAATGTGGCAGCTTATGTAGGCAACAGACCTGATCTTAACTCTGATGAAGGTTTCATACAAGTTAGAGTCAATCGTAATTCATGTTATCCCGATCCTTCTTATGCTACTATGGGCTTAGTTTGTACTAGAACCTCCATTTATGATCCGTTCTGGGATCCTTTCTCGGTCCTATTGCATGAATTACAGTAATAAACACCTAGAATTCTTAACGTTAACTAAGGAATCCAAAGTCTTAATGGCTCTAGATGCTACCTCGGTACTTAAATCACATCTAGTTTGGACCTCGATATCTTGAAATTCATCATATCTAACTAGAATATCATAGGTTAAATAGGTATTATGTTTACCATTATTAAAGTAGAGTTGCAAGATCATAGTGAAGATCTTGAAATGTAGAACCAATGCACCATGAACACTTATGGTGCCATTAGACCAACTAATACTCATACTTCTTAGTTGTTGTTTGTTGATTTCAGTCCAAATATTATCCCTGAAGACCCTGAGATCTGTCCACTCAACATCTCTAAGGATGAAACCATAGGACCAGTCATTACTTACATCAGCTATATTAGAGTCATTATCTCCTAAGCTGCATAGACAATCAAACCCTTCATTCAAGATACACAAAAGGTAAAGATACATAGTTTTAAATGGCCTCAATATTGGAACTAGAATTGCGTTATTGTATTACATTCATTACGATTAATCCATACATACACTACATAACAGATCCAAATCTACTAGATTATGCTAATAAGGCTTTAAATGAAAATCTTGAACTCCAACATATTCATGATACATTATTCCGTATAGCTGAAAGGTGGAATGATCTATATCGTTTATATATCTTCTACCTTAAGCTTGTAGGTTTAGAAATCTTCATACCTTTAGCTAAGACTATTCCCAAAGATATTTATTGGAGCCATCAAGAACTAGTGATACAACTCTTAGATTTATGTATTAGATATCATAGAGCTGAAATGGATTGTGCCACTGCTATATTTAGTATGGAAACTATACTAATACCATATGTTAATCTTAAAGATCATCCCATTAACATAGATTATTATTACTTCCGAGGTCTAATGCATAAAGTTGGCATAATAGATGAAGATTCATGATAAAAGGATATAATAGCATGAATATATGCTATTATATTTAGAAGGTCTTGAGTTGATGGTTATAATTCCTTAAAGCTTGTTGTTACATAACAACACAACAAGCTTTAGATTCCGATTCTAAGTTTCCTATAGTGTTGGCTACATCAGTAGCCAAATTGATGATGTTAGAATGATAGATTGTTTCTCCAATCCGGAAGCTAATTTCATAGGCGTCCTTGCGTTTAGCTCTAATAACTCTTAGATAATAGGATATAACATTACATAAGTACTGAGACATAATACCTAAATTATCTGTGGCCATGTATCCACCTACTATATGTTTAGTAACATTAGATAAATCCTCTATAGTGAATTGATAGGTCTCAAACAATATCAGGTATAAATACTTCTGGCTTATAGCTTTTAAATCCTTGATGGTAGTCGGAGTTATAATGTAGAACCCCCTCTTCTTAGTAATTAGAATAGCAAATTTTCTAAACATTTTAAAATAATATGATTAAGCTCCAAGAACAAAAATATAGACTTCATACACCATTCACCGAGATGGTCTTATTTCCAAGATGGTATTCGTTATACCATAATTTGATTAGCTCCATCTTTAAACGCAAATTTAAACCATACGGTCCATGAAACTATGGAATTAACTATTATTGTAAGAAAGAAGTCTCAAGTTCCTGAAGATGTTGACACTTGTGAGTTTCTTACACAGGAAACTCAAACTAGTTCAGGGACTATAATAGTCCATGATGCATCTCTGATACCACAATCGATGGTGGAAAATGTGGATCATATCATCATGTACAATCAAACATCTGCTAAGTCCCTTAAATTCTTATATGAGAATTTCTTCCATATAATTTATGATCAACCTGCAACCTTTAAATCTAAAGTAAAGGAATGTCTCTCAGGTCAACCTGAAGCACACTTTAAGCTGAATGTTAACACAGCTACTCTTTCTATTCAAGGTTATACTTCACCAAACACTAATAATAGTACTTATAACAATCCACAACAAGTCATGAATATGGTTGATGTAATGGCTAAACTTTTCATGCCATCTAGAAGAGACATTCTAGATTAACACAGAACATAAATAATATCTTATATTCAAGATATTATTTGCTTAAATTTTTATAACTTTTGAGGCCTGAAATGTCCGTTATAATTTCTTTAGATATTACATATAATAGTAACATGTTAATGCAGCTTAGAGCTAAGATTCCTACCATAGAATGTAAAGAAATTACAGTTAGTTCTATGAGAGAATTAATGGAATTAAAAGATAGAAATGCAGTTACTTGTATAACTTTAGACACTGTAACAGAAGTTACGTTTGTTATAGAATGGTTCCCTAACCTCTTACAACTTACTATAAAGAACTCTAACATACAAAGTGATCTATCGCGCTTGTGCCTCAGACGATGCCAGCTATTATATTGTTCTAGTAATCAACTTACTTCGTTACCAGAGCTTCCTGCATGTAAGGAGTTATATTGTTGTAACAATGAACTTATTTCACTTCCAGAGCTTCCTGCATGTAAGGAGTTATATTGTTCTTATAATAAACTTATCTCGCTTCCAGAACTTCCTGCATGTCAGTGGTTAGATTGTTATGACAATGAACTTACTGCGCTTCCAGAACTTCCTGCATGTCAGAAGTTATATTGTTCTAGTAATCAACTTACTTCGTTACCGGAGCTTCCTGCATGTCAGACGTTAAATTGTTCTTATAATAGTCTTACTTCGCTTTCAGAACTTCCTGTATGTCAGACGTTATATTGTTCTGATAATCAGCTTACTTCACTTCCAAAACTTCCTGTATGTCAGACGCTATATTGCCCCAGTAATAAACTTATTTCACTTCCAGAACTTCATCCATCATGTAAAGTTTTTAATTAAATCTATTGCTATAATAGCTCCGATACAGAGCTATTATATAAAACTATCTGTTAAAATTTTTGTAACTTTTAGCGCCCAAATGTCAGTTATAGTTTATTTAGATTTAACATATCAATGCACTAACATACCACAACTTAGAACCAAAGTTTCAGCTCCAGAACCTAAAGAAATTAAAGTTAGCTCTATGATAGAATTAATGGAATTAAAAGATAGAAATAGTATAACTTCCATAGTCTTGGATAGAGTTACAGAAGTTACGTTTGTTATAGAATGGTTCCCTAACCTCTTACAACTTACTATAAAGAACTCTAACATACAGAGTGATTTATCGCGCTTCTGCCTTAGGCGGTGTAAGGTGTTATATTGTTCTAACAATCAACTTACTTCACTTCCAGAGCTTCCTGCATGTCGGCAGTTATATTGTTATGACAATGAACTTACTTCACTTCCAGAGCTTCCTGCATGTCATACGTTACAGTGTTCTAACAATCAACTTACTTCACTTCCAGAGCTTCCTGCATGTAAGGAGTTATATTGTTCTTATAATAGTCTTACTTCGCTTCCAGAGCTTCCTGCATGTCAAACGTTAAAGTGTTATAGTAATAAATTTACTTCACTTCCAGAGCTTCCTGCATGTCAGATGTTATCTTGTTCCGATAATAAGACCATATCATTACCTAAACTTCATCCATCATGTAAGGTTTATAACTAAAAACAACATTTCTATATTATCTCTGTGATAGAGATAATATATTTATTTTACCAAAACATCCACCAAATCAAGAAGATAACAATTAGCAAGAATAGAACTACAAAGGCTATAAACAATACACTATTGTTGGTACTTTGTGCTGGAGGAGGTGGAGGAGGAATATGCCTTTCACATTCCCAGGTCTTAACTAACTCTCCAAAGATAGGATTGTATTGAAACACAGGTGGAGAAGTAGCGGTACCTATAAGTTTATCAGAGATTAATTCATGATGTAAAATAATGGATAGCGGTTCATGAGAGTGCTTTAACTTATTTAATAGAAGATCTCTAGCTTTAGGAGCATACATGATAGCATCATCACCTTCAGCGAATTTGGTTGTAACTAATGAACCTCCTGATGTTAGATTAGGTAGAACTATACTACCATTACATTTATCTAAATATCTAGCTAAGTAAACTAAATCCCATGCCAAATTAGAGTTAATGATATTTTGGATCAAACTTAACATGTCTGAAGCTGAGAGGTTACTGAACATACAATCTTTAACGATAATACATGGTTCGTCTGGAGCGATCTCTTGAGCGTTAGTGAAAGAATAAATAAATGCTTTACGTTCTCTATCTTTAGCCGAAAGATGATCATCCGATTGCACAACTGTAACTGTGAAGAAATCACTATCGAATAGCGCTATAAGTTTAGCTACGTGATCCGATTTAGGATCACCATTGGCTATAATATAAACTGGAATAACAGGTGCCATTTTAACATCGATCCGATAAAAACATTTTTATTAAAATCCTTATAGCTTGATGAAATAATAATAATATATTTTTAAGGAATAATAGCATAACTTTCTATGCTATTATTTATATACTTCGTTATTCCTTAGAAACCTGATCTATGTGGTAGGGAAGTAGGGTAGATGTCATAACAGGATCAGATCTAACAGCTTGTTTGAAGCATTTGATGTCACCTATTACATAGGCAGATTTCTTAGCTCTTGTAAGAGCTGTATATATCATTCTTTTATTCACAAACTCTTGATTACCCTTACGATAAGGTAGAGCAAAGATTACACTATCCCATTCAGAACCTTGAGATTTATGGCAGGTTATACCATAAGATATTTGCAAGAGTTTAGTGGATTTAGCTTTACGACTAGTACCAGATCCAAAGAGGGATAAAGACATCTCTTCATAGTCAAACTCTGAATTTAAGCTGAAGAGATTATGAGTTCCAGTTCTATCCCATCCAACTCTTATAGTTTCATTGTTTATAGCAGTAACGACACCTTCATCTCCATTGAAAACAATACCTGCTTCATCATTCTCTGTTAGCATAACTCTATCTCCTAGGTGAAAGTCGGTTCCCCAGGTATCTGTAACGCTTTGATCTGGAAACCTATTATCCCTAAGCAAATATCTAACATCAGAGTTGATCCGTTTAAGATAGAATAAGTAGGGACAAACAATCATGATCTTATCCTTAGGATGTAAAGATTTAATCTTAGCCACTGTATTAACTACTTCTGTATACATAACTTCATTCATACAAGGCATTAATGTAAAGGTTTGATCTGAAGAGTTATACACGTTAGCATTAGAATTTAAGATACCTCTAACGGCATCTAGAAGTCCATTAGCTTGTTGTCTGTAATTAGTAGTTAACTTAATTATGTTAGGTTTTAGGCTTTCAGAGTGTACAATAGTCTCTAATAAATGTCCCCACTCTATAGGTTCTAACTGATTAGGATCTCCTACCATAAGAACCTGAACTTCTTTAGCTTTAAGTTTGTTTACTAGTTGATAGAATAGAGGCATAGAAACCATACTAACTTCATCTATGATTAGGAATTGAAAGTCTAGCTCTTTCATAGCTAATAATCTATGAATAGTAGTGAAGTTCTTACTATCTGCATTAGCTACTTGCATAGCTCTTTGAACTGCTTTACCTGTAAAGGAGCAAACATGATATCCTATTCCTTGTTTCACTAGTTGCTCTATGATTAAGGCAATAAGAGTAGTCTTTCCAGTACCTGCTTCACCTACCATAATGCTGATGGAGCTATCAAACACCCTTTGAATGGTAGGATTATCAGATCTCAGCCCCAAAGCCTTGAACTCTAATTGTTTCTTAAACCATTTAGCTATAGCTGTTTCTACCCTATATGTTATAGGAAAATAAATAAACTGTCCTAACCATTTCAAACCATAAGTTTCCGAATAATACCCCTTGTTTTGAGCCACAAGTTCTGAAGCATATTGCTCTGAAATACAGGTCCAACCGTTATCCTTAACATATTTATATAGGTCAACTATAGCTTGACCTTTAGCTATATCTTCAGCCGTGGGTTTATAGTTAACTATAGAAGCTATCTTTAAACACGCTTGAAACCCAGCAGGATAAGCATAATAAGGATTTTCAAATACTAACCTATAAAGTTCATAGGTTGCTTGATCATGACATAGGAATAGCTCTCTAATTTCTTCATTAGTTAAGTTGAGCAATTTAAACTTTCTAATACATACATTTCGCTTAAACCATGAAAGCAGAGTATCTAGCACTTTAGGTTCGAAGAGCTCTAAAGTATCTTCGAAGGTTTTACCCTTATCTGACCACCTAACCATCTCTTCTACCCATTGAACTAAAGTTTCCGGATCGGTGGAGTTAGTTTTCATGCATAAATAATCATAAACACTAACGCATGATGCTGGATGTTTCTTGAGAGCTGGCTTGATATATGTGTTAGTAAAATCCCACCCAGGGTTTAACCTAACAAAAGCTGGATATAAAATGTTGTTGAGCTCTTTAGGTTTTAGCTGTTCCATTTCGTTGAAGAGTATAATGTCCGAAACCATCAAAGGTAAATATAACTGCGTTTTGCACCTATAACATACATTAGTTTCAGGATTTACCACTTTAAACTCTCTGATCCAATCGCTTCCGTTCTTAGTACATTTATACTCCGTTACTATGCCGTAGTTCATTTGATCCCTATCAGAGGATATTATTTTTTCATTTAGGTTTCAAGAAGACCTAGGCATGAAAGTTATAACATCTCTTCATTGAGATGTTATATTTCAGCTTGAATCAAGCATGAAGGTGTTTTTGGAACTTCAATGATGATTTTTTCATGAACTTCATAGAGTTAGGCGTAGAAACTTTGTTTCTCCTTCGGAGGAAGGCTTAAGTCTTCCGCCAATAATTTTTTCATGATTCCTTGGGGTTTTTATATAAAAACTCCAAGGAGTCTGAATCTATAAGCTTTAAGACACAAAGATCATGAAATTTCATGTGTTATTGTTCTAAATAGTAGGTTATTATACTATCACAGTGATAGTATAATATTTCTTAACTTGTTTTAAGGACTTCATACATGGATTTTTATAGTTTCATTGTTATATAAGCTCATAGATTTTAGAAAAAATTATTATACCCTATGAAGTTCATAAAAAATATCATAGAAAGGTTCATAAAATGTATTGCATTATGCCTCTATGTTTACATATATTATATCTTCATTGAAATAATATAACTTTCTTGTGTCTCTTTTTCATGACCTTTGTGTCTCTTTTTCATGACCTTTGTGTCTCTTTTTCATGACCTTTGTGTCTCTTTTTCATGACCTTTGTTGTATAAAAAGTACCTACTTATTTTTATAAAAACATGATAGCTTTAGTTAAACATTTATGGTCAAAGGTCTAAAGAAGGTGTCAAAGGTCTAAAGAAGGTGTCAAAGGTCTAAAGAAGGTGTCAAAGGTCTAAAGAAGGTGTCAAAGGTCTAAAGAAGGTGTCAAAGGTCTAAAGAAGGTGTCAAAGGTCTAAAGAAGGTGTCAAAGGTCTAAAAAATTTCATTAAAGCTGTTATATTTTTATAAAATAAGTAGGGACCTTTTTATACAACAAAGGTCATGAAAAAGAGACACAAGAAAGTTATATTATTTCAATGAAGAGATAATATATGTAAACATAGAGGCATAATGCAATACATTTTATGAACTTCATAGGGTATAATAATTTTTTTCTAAAATTTATGAGCTTACATAACAATGAAATTATAAAAATCAATGTATGAAGTCCTTAAAACTATCACTCTAATATTATACTATCACAGTGATAGTATAATAACATTCATGATAAAAATCATGAGCTTCAATGAAGTATAAAGCTTATATAATTTAGAAAAAATTATGTAGAACCTATAACAGTCATGGAAAAGAATACTATGAAAGGTCCAAAAACACCTTCACTGCTATTATACTCCTACATATAACACCTCTTCATTGAGGTGTTATAACTTTTTATGTCTTCATTGAATCTTTTATTCGAAGGCTAGAGCTCCTTCTTCTATGAATTTCTCTAAGATATTATCACAAATACCTGGAACGTCTGTACGTGCATATTCATATGCATAGTAATACTTAATTTCATTAGAGGATAGAGAGGAAGTGTCTAAATTTCTTTCGTGGAGTAACTGTCTCATCTGTTGTTCTGAGATGTTAGGTATTAGAGGCATTTTACTTCCAATGTGAGCTGAGACATCAATGACATCCATATAAGGCCATGTCTTACACACTTTACCACGATTTTCACGCCTCTTGTCACCAGAAATGGTAATTCTTTCATCTATAATACGGAACATGTTAGTATAAGTATCATAAATACCATAGATATCGAATTGTTTGAACTTGAGATAGTATTTGTCCTTTTCTTTAACTACTAGATCTGAGTAGATAGGAAGTTCATAAGCTTCAATGTCGTGGAAGTAGCCATCTTCACCTCTCATGACACGAATCTTGTTAAAAAGCTTGGTTTTAGTGGCCGTAGCTGTATATTGAACTCCTCCGGTTTGATGGATTCTAACAGTGTGTAGATAGACCATGTTACCTTGAACAGGTATTGGAGCTGTAGCACCTAGCTTAACTTTCTTGGTTATACCTTTACCAGCTTTAGTAGCTTTGGCGTACTTCTCTGAGGAGATCTGGCTCTTCTGCTCTTCTATTTGTTTGAGCGGTTCATTGAACCAATAGATATCGAATGCGTAACATTTAATGATGAGCTCGTACTTAGGATCTTCACTGTATTGGATGCAATATTTCATCATAGCATTCTCTAGGATTTTAGCTTGAAGATCTATATCTAAAGAATGCAAATAAATGAAGAGTTGGATTAGATCTGTGGTGCTGTTAATTTTAGCTTCAACATCTAGAGGTATTTGGGACATGAACTTACGGACATAAGCATCTAAGGTTGAAGATTTAACTCCTATGATGTTTGAAGCGTACAGATCTAAGGAAGAATCCCTAGAGGTAGTTGGAAAGTCTCTTTGAAGGTAAAGCTTATCACCATCCTCTTGAATATAGCTTTGGAAGTTGTATCTATCTCTAACTACAGTTCTTCTATCGATGAGGGATCTCAGAGCTCTATCAGTTAAAAACTTAATTTCTTTATCATCATGAGAGTATCGAGTTCTAAGCCATGCAATTAGATCTTCATATTTAGTAGAATAATTCTCCCTAAAGAAGAGTTTAATGGATCCTATGACTTTGTTAACTTCATCGTGAGAATAGATAGTATTATAGGAGGAATAATCAATAGTATCTGGAGCTGGATCTACACATACATAATTACATGATTGATAGTCACAAACTGCAGAACCATCCTTATCATTAGGTCTGATGTTACGTTTAGAATGGATTTGACAATCGATAGCACATTGTTTCATAAATCTCATGATTCTTCTAATGCTATGATCTTTAGTTTCAGATGCCTTATACATTGAAATATCTATGGTATCCATGGCATCCGAGGGATCTACAATACAATGCTGATAAATATGGACTGGAACTTTAACTTCAGAGATAGGAATGCCTAACCTTTCTGCTTCCCTTTCCACCAAATTAACATGAGAAGTAGCTCTAATAAATCTACTTAGAGCTTGATATGTGTTAGAGTAATTCCAAGCTGGGCCTGCTAAATGTCCAGTTCTAATGTTATTAACGTTGATACCAGTTTTACCAACTTCAGATACTAGAAGCACCTTAATGTAATCTCCATCAATGTTGAGTGGACTATTCATGAGTTCCAAGATATTAGCTCTACTCTTCTCACTGGTTTCAGAGGTGATAACAGCATATCTTATTTTAGGTCGTATATTGATAGAGCCTTCATCAGAGCTAGCAGAACAATACTTAATCTTACCACCTTCAGATGTCTTATTAAAGGAACTTTCATTACCTACATATCTTTCAAAGCCAAAAAGTTCCAACAACATACCGAAGAGATTAGTACCTACTTGAACAAAATCAAAGTAAGCAAAGTGACTTCCTGGTTGCTCATTAATTAGCTGAATCATGGTTGCATATTTAGCAGAGTATTGTTTGAGATCATTAGTATCTCTGATGTTAGAGATTAGAGGTGTGATACCTTGTTCTAAGAGTATGGAATCATTAATCCATTCATACCAACCACCTACTTTAGGCTTAATATATCTCTTGAATCCAGTGATACCATGGGAACCATCTGGAAACACAAACATAGAGGCTTGTCTGGATGCCGACTCAAAGGAATCTCGTTGGTTAGTTACCTGTTCATAAACTTGCTTTTGGATACCTGTTATTTGAGATGGGTAGACTACAGTGTGATAACCTTTAGCTACATCTTGACCTTGATATTCCACCACTGCACCTGTATCTAATCCTCTAACGAATGAAATCTTACCTCTAAAGTAAGGTTCTAACTGCTCTAAAGTTACAGTGTTTAAATTTAAACTAGTACTTAACTGTTGATTTAAAGGTAAGATCAAGTTCATGACTGGAATGATTTCATTAGCTTTATCGATCATAGGAGTGGCCGACATCAACATAACTTTGATATCAGGTACTTCATGAAATAGAGTATAAAGAGCTGCATAGGCACTCTTGTCGTCTTCCTTCTCCTCTTGAGATACATCCCTATCACCTGTGATGAGATCTTGAATTTCATCACAAATAATTAGCGAATTAGCATAGAGTTCTTTGAGCGCTATTTTAGTTCCTTCCTTAGTTTGCTTTGAAATTCTATTACCAAAGGATCTATAGTGCTCGAATTTATAGAACGATTTAAGTCTATTAGTGATAGCTTTGGTGGCACCTTTACCTGGTCTAGTTCTTTCGATCTTCTGTTCATAGGTTTCATAACTAGTGCATTTACATACTAATTGCTGCCTAAATTCTTTCTCTAGGGTTTCACTCTTGGTGAAGATGATGACTTGATTAATATTACCCGGCTGCCCGTTAAGGTAAGTTTGGGTATAATCAATAGATGCATCTATCCACTCTCTCTTGAAAGATTCAGCTGGACCTAAAGCAGAACAAGTTTTACCAGTACCAGTATCATGAATCATAAGCAATCTATCATAGGCTTTCATGAAACGTAGGACTAACTCTTGATGTTTAAATTTATCTCCTCGCTTAGGAATAGGTTCTCTAACATCCGAAGCTAATTGTCTAAATTCATACTTACCTGTTATGTATCTCTGGAAGTGAGGAGAATCTTGAGGTTCATATTGGTATAAGAAATCCTTAACTTGAGCATTAGGAGATGCATCAGAAACAGATAGCGCAGATGCTGTAACTCTTGGTTGCGATACTATATTAGATTGAGGAATAACCCTAGGTCTAACTGTAGGTCTTGATGGTTGTGGAACAATCGTTGGCCTTCTAGTTGTTACGGTGGGTCTAGATGTTACAGTACTATTACTCGGAGTTTGAGCAGTCAAACGATTATAATCCTCTTGACTTAACATTTAATAAAGAATAAATAGAAATAATTGGATGGTATAATCCAATTATTTATTCTTTCATGTTCTTACAATATCATGATGAGGAAGACTATTGCTACCAATACAATAATTATAACCCATGGAAGCCATACAGAGAAGTCATTAGCAACATCAGAGTTTTGAGGTAAGACCACAGGAGGACAGGCTATTTCAGTAGGTGCTTGATTTGGATTATTAGTAACCGCATAGCAAGTAGAACCTTCGCCACATACTTGCTTGAAAGATACATTACCTACGAGACCATAGAAGTTAGTATCAGATAATATACATTTACATTGACCAGCAGGACATCTACATACTTGAGTGAAGGAAACATTAGTGCTACGAGTATCAGTCTGAGCAGCAGTAATAGATACGTTATCTATGATACATACATTATCGGTACATTGCTGAAGCCCTCCTAAGCCATCAGGTAATTTAACTGTAGAGACTCTATGACATAAGGATTGACACTGCTGGGTCACATCGAATGATGAATTTTTAACATAACAGCCACAGAAATTAGTGAGTCCGGTATTGGATGCCATAGCATTAGCATCTGTATTAGCTGGACACCAGGATTCTAGAAAGGTTTGACATGAACCTGGATATCGATTGCATATTTGTAATAATACTTCTTGAAAGCTATTATACTTCGGATCGCCAGGTTGGGTCAATGCAAATCCAGCATTAAGATAATTAGTTAAAAGTGTATTGAAATCTGCCTGAACTATATTAAGTGTATCTGGATTATATTCAGGCCTTCCACCCGTATTAAACATTAAATTATAGTAGTAATCCCAGCAAAAGGTAGTTTGAGTCCACAATTCCATGAATTGTGGGAAAACTATTCCATTTTCTCCTATACATGATATCGAGCTCATGGGTTAAAAAATTCTTTTTTCTTATTTTTTCATAGGACATAAATGTCTGGAGTTTGCTCTGATTGCGATTCTCATTCCAATCTTAAATGCGCCTGCCTGCCAGGTCAAGATCCTTATGTCTCTATCGTCTTCCCAACTCAAAACGCTCAGTTGGGTAGATGTTTCCCATTAGATTTATTCGTCTGTAACTTCTTCCTTAACCAATGCGGTAATCACATTCAAGTTCTAGTTGATGGTATTGATACTCATGCTGATATCTTCAGCTTGTGCGGACCAATCTTCTTCTCTATTTATACTTCAGGAACTCACACCATCACAGTCCAACTCGTAGATGCACTTGGTGATCCAGTTGGTACAGGAGATTCCAGAGTCGTTAACGTTGATGCTGATAACGTCAGTGAATGTATGTGTGTTGGTTTCACTGGACCTTGTCCTCCATGTGGTGGTTGTACTGGAAATAATGATTGTTGTGGTTGTACTGGTCCAACAGGACCTACCGGTGCCACAGGCGCTACTGGAAGTACTGGTCCAACTGGAGCCACAGGCGCTACTGGAAGTACTGGTCCAACTGGAGCCACAGGCGCTACTGGAAGTACTGGAAGCACAGGCCCAACAGGTGCCACAGGAGCAACTGGAAGTACTGGCGCTACCGGAGCCACAGGAGCAACTGGAAGTACCGGAGCCACAGGTCCATGCTGTTGTTTAGATGTAGTTTGCTTAGATTGTAAGGATAAACATCATAAGAAAGACAAACATCATCATGAACACGATCATGAACGTAGACATGAATATGAAATCTCCCTTAAGACTGGATTAGTTGCAGTTAAAGTCAAGAAAGAACTTATCCTTCCAAGAGTTGAAGAATGTGATCATTGCTTCCATCAAATCATCGTGGTTAATGAATATCGTAAACCTATCAAGGTTAAGACACATTGTCGTAAACATGAATTCGAAGTTGAATCATGTAAGCATGCCACCTTTGTCTTCTATTGTGGCAATTGGCATAAACTCTAAGCCAGAACATATAATATCTTATTATAAGATATTATAGGATTAAAAACATGAACATATAACAATACATTGGTTTTTTTAAGCAATGTATATAGAACTAATATAAAGAGTTATGTTAATATAATATCTTCATTGTAAGATATTATATGTATTGTTCCCTATTTATCTCTTGGATAGAAGTTTGGTGATGACTGATCTAACATGATCTAAACGGAAATCAGGACCTGCCATAACATCTAAGATTGAGTTCAAATTGTGGAGATCAGATGTACTAAGTTGTTTGAGTTGGATTTCATCACCCTTTTGGTTAGTTATGGTTACATGCTTACCTGAATCTAGCTCTAAGTTGATTTGGCTGGATGGATCAAAGGTAACCAATGCTTCTACTGGTTTAACTTGAGGAACTTCAATGGTTGACATCTTAGCTTGAAGTAAGATCATGTTTAAATAAGTTATTAGTTCACCCCAATGAATTTCTGGAATTGTATGTTTATCATTAAAGCTTTGATGAGTTTCAGTAACTAATTTAGTCATACTCTCAAGGAAGATTTGCAAAGCTGTAGGTTTGTTATCTACTTCAACCTTAAGATTATAAGATAGAACTGGTTTAACAGGTAGTGTCGAATTCAATACCGGTTCATTACCGGTAACTAAGTTCATTAGATCTAATCCATCTTGAAGATTCTTACCCATTTCCATCATCTTGTCCCAAGTTAAAGTATCATTGTTAAGTATCTCTGACATGATAGAGTTATTAGAATTGGTATTGAGCTTTTGAATTACAGCTTCTAAGAGTCTTTTAGCTCGTTTCTGTTCCTCTTGAACATTCTTGAAGCTGCTGATGACTGTCTTAACGAAATCACGATTATAGATGGAATTGTTGCTCATCTTAGTGATGAAAGTCTCAGATAGGGAAACCATCTTCTGTTGGAACACTTTCATATCATAGCTTGATGGATTCTTAGAAGGTAAAGCTATATCAATGGGAGCTTCAAAAACTTCATTAGGTAATAGATAAGAGCAAAGTAGGAAGTTACTATCACCTACAGGTATTTGAGATTTGAAGGCTCTCATGTATTCAATGATGAGATCGGTCTTCAAGAGGTTGGTTTCTTCCTTCTCTTGATAATCTAACGATCCAGCATTAGACTTTTGGAACTTAGAACTCAAGCCTACACGCTTGATGATACTGTTGACGAAACCCACACCTGTATTCTTATAGCTAATGGTGTTTTCAGATCCAATACCCATGAATAAATCTAAGAGTTCATCTGTTGATGGTGTAATGACTGAAGCCCTTAGAACAGCAAAAGTACTGAGGAAATCCTTCTTGTAAGCATCTCTAATATAGGATAAGGAAAGCTTAGTAACTAATGGATGATTCTTATAGAAATCTAAATTAGTTCCGATCAAAGGATCATTATCGGAGTAGATCTTAGGAATGAAGACCTCAATAGATGGTGTTTCGGTCAAATAATTAGTATAAAATACACCCATAGTTGAGTATACCTGTCTGGATACTCTTTTAGCTACTTGATTGATTGGATCTTGAAACTCTAAAAATATTAAACCTGACATTTTCACTAAAGGCAAGGAAGTTATAGTAAAAAATAACGATGAGTGAAAGATTCGATTCAAAGTTTGTCAACAACTGCAGAGCTATTTTAGAAACCCTAAGAGATATTTGTGCAGAATCTTCCAACCCTCCGGTTGAACCTGCCATCTTTAACATGATTTCTTTTGCCTTAGAGCGTATGAACCCAGAGAACATGATTAAATACTATGCTAATGAGACTCACAAGTATTGGGACAAGGTAGCTGAACATGATGAGTCTTTTATTTGCTCTAATGTAGAGTTAGTCATTAACTCTATTAAGATAGACGATTCCATGAGAGATTTAATTTTAAGTATCATTAACAGTCATAAGATGGCTGAAGTAGTGAAACTCATGAAACTCTCTGATAAACGTCTCAAGCAACAAGGAACTCCAGATGAAGATCTCAACCTTAATTATGTATGGAGAGCCATGGAATCTTTAGTTCGTTTGAGCATTAAATATACTATAGCTGAACGAACTAAGGATTCTAAAGCAGTGCCTGGAGCAACCTATGATCTAGCAGATATGGCAGCAAGATGGATTAAATAAGCAATATTCATATAATACCAAGGATCCTTGGTATTATATTTTAGCCTAGAAACTTAACATATATTGTATCACTTCATGATCTGAGTCCTTATAGAATTTTAGAACATAATAATCATAGATTTTATCTCTTAAGCCTCTATACTTCTTGAACGTTGCCTTAAGAATATCATCTCTATCTGTTGCATCTAATACTTGTAATACCATAAGCTCTACATATAAATCTTTATCACTTTCAACATTACATAACCTCTCTGTAATTAAACATTCTACTATATCTTTATATGTAAATTCACAACCTTGTATAAGATAAATAAAATTAGGTTTAATATCTCCATGATTTAGAGCACATCTTATAGTACTTACAGCTTGAATTAAATTCTCATTCTTGATCTGGAATAAGTAATGATCCTCCCTATGACTTTCAGTCATAGAGTTGAGCAACTTAATGCGTTCTATAACTTTAGTGTTGCATTCTCTCATTAAATCTGCAAATCTAGACATATTTTATATACAGATGCTATAATATCAAGAACTCTTGATATTATATTACGCTTTTACTCATATCTTACATGTTTGCTGCATTGTTATTGCTGGATCTAGCAGCCCTCAAGCCGAGACTAGGCCATCCATAATAACCAGGTTCTCCGAAGATTTTAGAGTATTCTTCAACCACTCTATCATAGATGGGGATTTCACCACCAGCTCTACCATTTCTTCCAGTTTCCTTGAACCAAGCTACAAAGTCAGAGTAGATGTCATACTGAGATAAGGCTACATTAGGATCTAGGGAACGATTAAGATCTTTAGTGTAAGATTCTTGTTCTCCTGCAGTTCTATCCATATAGATCCAAGCAATACGTTCATGGAGATATCTACTGAATACATCTACTTTAGCCCAGTATGAATTGGTATGTTCTGTTACTACTTGAGGTACAGTTGAGATAGGATTGAGCTTGAATTCTTTGAAGTATTCTACCATCATATACAGACAAGCTGGAGCGAACTTTTGGACTGATGACATGAAGGTTGGATCCTTCTTAAAGATATTCTCTCTTTCACACTGTTCCTTTGGAGGCATCTTAGATTGATCCATCCAGACTGAGAGGAATGGAATAATCATGATACGATTAGTCATGGCTTGTTCTTTCTTAGCTTCTGGAATGGTATTACATTGTAAGACTATTTGGTATGTTGGATCAATAGGACCTCCATTCTCGAATAAGGCTCTAGCTCTAATCTTATCACCACCAGTAGCTTCTTTGATTTTACCAGCTTTAAGCTGTTCACCTTCATCAGGTTCTTGAATAACTACTAACCTACAGTGACGCAATGCAGCAAGTTCAGGTGAAGCATTGGAACTATTACCTCGTTTCATGGTGATAAAGGTTGGAGGAATGTTAGCTACATAATCATCTCCTAGAGTAGCATTTAAGAGTTTAACCATAGTAGATTTACCATTGTCTCCAACACCAGTCCAGATATAGAAGAATTTAGATGGAACACCTAAGAGTAAGGAACTGAAGAATCTAAGCATAAGATCTACTAATTCTTTATCAGGATATACTTCCGAGATAAACTTTAAATAATCTTTAACTAACTTGTGTTCTTGATGTAAGTTACGATCATAAGCTACATTAGTGAATTTAGTAATGTAGTCTTCAGGCCTACCGCTTCTAAAGAAGGCTTCTTTTTCATTAACTTCAATGACTCCATTACGAACTCCAGTGATGTTCTTGTTATTATTAGCTAATCTCTCAAAGTTAGGTATAATGAAGAAGGTTTTAGCTGCACTAATGATATTCTTGATCCAAGCAACCACACCTAACTTATTGTAGAGTTCTGTAGCTAATTTAATTTGGTTATTGAGTAGATCCTTCTTGTTTTGATCTCTGCATTCATGCATTTGTGTAACCATAGTAGTCATAGACTGTTCAATATGCTCTCTGAATCTTAGGACTGGTTCTTTCATTTCGGTTTCACTGATAGAACTCCAATGGTGATCTTTATATCTATACCATCTGTCAGATCCTTTACCTAGACCTTCAACATATGCATATTCAAGCCAGAAGCATCGATAAAATACATTACCAACTGCCATATGATCATTGTTCTTACTAGTTTCGACCGCTCTCTTGATAGGATTTTGGAGCCATTGATGAGTCCAAGATTGGAAGTTCTCTAGTGAATCTTGTTTAGCCATCCAAGCAATAGTTCTGACGGTGAAGTTGTTATCGTGATTGAAGCCATCCCACATGTCCAAGAATTCCTCTGGATTATATTCACATCTTAGCAGACCTGACTTCCAGACACTTAAAGCTATAGATTCTAGATTTCTATCCAGTTCAGAGTTAAGACCTCTCTTACCTTTGAAGATAGGATCATACCAAGAATTATAAAGAGCTTTACCTATGATAATCCAATCTTCAACTGAACGCTTTTGAATTAAACCGATCAAGCTTTGAGCAATGGAGACATCTGTATCGGAGTGAGGAGCTTGAACTGGAGCAGCTGAAACATGATTATTAGTATTAGCTTGAGGACTTAACTTTCTAACGTTAGTTCTGACATTAAAGAAGCCAACACTTAAGATCATAGGTAACCAGAATGTAACATCATAACGCAAGTTCAGAGGATCAAATGCATATCTAGTACAATCTACGTGGATATTAGGATTAAATAATTCGCATTCCTCTAAGATTAGAGCATAATTTTGCATAGGAAAGACGCCATCCTCATCTAAATTAAGATCCTCTAATGGAATTTCACCCAACAAGCTCTCAAAGCTAAAGCAGGTTTTAATGTTGTTATCGGAACTACCATATAAGGTACAATCTCCCATAGGTGGAGTAGTGCAGATAATAGATTCTAAAGAAGTGTTCTTGGACATAGGAATGAAATGCAAGATATTGTTCTTTCTAAGATTATCGATGAGCTTATTCCTGAAGATACTTACTTGTGAGCTGGTTGAAACCACACATCTAGGAAACCTAAAAGAGATAGCATGGCAAAATTCTCCCATATCATCTTGATACTGATCCTCACCATATAAGACGCAACAATAGAGAGGACTTCTTTTAACAATATCATCGTGGCTTCCTCTAGGTGGAAGCTCATATATCTCATCTATGGTACGTTGAATGGTTGAGACAGCTACAGCTACAAAAGTAGGACTGTAATCGATTCTATCTTCCAAATCATACTTAAAGACCATGGTGACATTGATATGCATATAGTCACTTCCTCTTTCAACGTATGAAAGAGTAGATGGCTCCTCCCTACTTTCATTGTTATTTACCTCAGTGCAATACTGGAGCCAAAAATCAGGTAATCTAGAGGACAGGTTGAGCTTGACCTCGTAAGGCTGAAGCTTCTTATGGGTATAGTCCAAGTCTTGAGAGACCATATTATCGAAATTAGATAACGAAAACGATTCCATCATCTTTTGTGGAGCCGGAATATATTAAGACAACTTACCAGTATCAAAAAATGCTATATTTTATTTTACTAATCTTGATCCTGGTCATAGGGTTCGTGGTTGCATACCAATCCGAATTGGAATCACAAGACTGTACTACCCATTGTTCCCATTGGGTCCATGATAACAAGAGCAGGTGGAGACGTAATATCAACCTGACTCCAGAGCAAACCACTCAAGAGCGAGTGAAACTATTCTATTCGGCCGTGGAATGGCGTAGAGCTCTTATTGTCACTATTATAGTTACCATACCTTTAGCTTTAATTTATTATTATTACTGTCATAAGCAAGGTATGAATATGCTTCGTCTTTATGTTCTATCATTCTTCTACGTCTTTATTATTGTATTCTTCATCTCCATGTATTATCAAGATCTATGGCATCAATGCATGAAACATAAGCATCATAGAAAACATTAATGAGATATACCAGAAAACCTCCAAAGACAATTCAAGCAAATATAATAGTATAACAATGTAAAAATAATAGGTTATAACCTAACCTATTATTTATTAAAAATAGTATCTATAGCTTAGACATTCTGGGTGAAACTTTCACATAGGTGTAATAATGAGCTCCGTCATGAACGATGAAATTTGGATCCGATACTTGTTTAGCATCTATTACATGAACCCTATATTTCGATGTTACATCTAGAACATTAGAACTCTGGAATGGCTGAGTTTCATGCTGGATAATGTCATACTGATCTAAGTCTACTTCATAGTATATAATACGATTCATGGCTTTTAGGAAAAGAATATAAAGTTTCCTATTCATCTTAGTACTAAAGCTTTGATGCTCTATTAGAGGAAGGATGAATATCTTTTATGGCTAGTTCTAGATTAGTACTAAAGTATCTATTCAAGGCTGTAAGAGGTTCATATATAATGATAACTGAGGAACCATGTAGTTTCTTGAATAGTCCTATGTCTTTATCTTCCGTAAACAATAGAGATGGAGCTATGAGACATGTATCGTAAATTACAGCTAATTGTAGTAATATACGTATTAATTTATTATATGTAAGTTCATGATTATATTTAGGCATAATGTAGTAGGATTTAACCAATAAATATGTCTTAGGAGTACCATAAGCATTAGATGATTCCTTAGTTATAATACAAGCACCTATAGGTTGTGTATCATAAATACTTATGAAAAAATCTATCTCTTCTGTATAAGTAGGCAACAACTTGGTTTTAACTCTTTGGATCTCTTGCTCCTCCGTAATGATAGATGCAGTAACAGAAGACATTTTTAAATAATGGGATTCCTCTATCCCATTATTTCAGACCTAAAGTTTAGAGGATCTGTGGATCCTTTCCTGACAATAATTAAAACCATCAAGTGGCTTCCAACATACTAAAACATTAGTTTCATCATCTTCAGGATAATATCTCATGGTTCCTACATGATAGAATATACCTTCGAAATCTTTAATGAGCTTTGTAACAGTTGTAGTAGTTAGAATGGGCATTTTATACTTCATGCCTAATTGAAATTCATAAGACATAATGATCCTAACGGCATTACTTCTTCTATATGATGGAACTACAGCTATTCTATTAATCTCTATGTAAGAATCTGGTAACTTACTGAATAATTCATTATCAGGATCGAATAACTCTACTTCATGAGTGCCTTTAACACCTAAAAATACTCTAGCACATCCAATCATGATATCGGCATCATAAGCTCCTAACCATATGACTTTATCATCGTAATCATCTTTGAGCATTCCATCTTCAACTCTATGGTTGATAGGGTTAGTTTTTGGTGGTTCCCATCCTAACTCTTCACAATAGACTTGCTTTAATATCTCTCGTGCTCTATTAATCTCAGAACTATGTTGTAATATAACACAGTAAATAGACATTTCTGGAGTTACAGGTGAATAATCCCCCAGGATCAGAAAAATGGTAGATTGGATATCTTTAATTGTAGGAATCATAGCCGCTATTATAGCTATCGTTGCTTTGATCTTAGTTTTTACTATGGGTTCTGGGAGTGCTGGTCCCACCGGTCCAGTAGGCCCTACAGGTGGAGGCACAGTCAGTATAACTACTTATGGTAATTTTGGTTCCACTCCGAGTACCCAAAGTGTAATTTCAGCTACAGCTAAGACCTTTAATGTAGTTTTAACTAATGTAAAATCCAATAATATAACCTTAAATACTTCAACTGGAGTTTTAACTCTTAATTCAGCAGGAAGTGTTTATTGTATGATTGAAGGTAACAATGGTGTTTTCCCTGATCGAGGCACTATCAACGAACTTAACTTTACTACTATCCTTCAAGTTGATACTGGATCTGGAGCTCAGTCCGTTGTAGACACTGTCTCCACTTATAATATAACCGCTAATAACTTCAATGTTTTCTTGAATACTGCTTATTCATGGTCGGGGATATTACCTACTGGCTCTAAAATATCTCTTATGACTTCTATCCTTGCTGATTGTCCCAACGGAACTGGAAGCATAGTTATATCTAATGGATCTTATATGAATGTAACCTGCATTCCTGTGTAGAAGTTCATGAAAATAGATGAGGCAAAGTTATAACATCTCAATGAAGAGATGTTATATTTAAGCTAGAAGTAACTATAAAGATGTTTTTGGACCTTCTATGTTATATTTTCATGAACTTCAAAGGTTGGCGCAGGAACTTGTTCCTGCTCCGAAGGAAGGCTGAAGCCTTCCGTCTATATAATTTTTTCATGATTCCTTGGAGTTTTATATAAAACTCCAAGGAGTCTGAATCTATAAGCTTATATAACAATGAAACTATGAAAATCAATGCATAAATGTTTTAAAACGTGTTAAGAAATATTATAACACTACAGTAGTGTTATAATAACATGCTCTTTGTGACAATCTATGATAAAAATCATGAAATCTTGTTCTTAAAGCTTATAGATTTTAGAAAAAGTTTATAGTAACCTTTGAAGTTCATGGAAAATATAACATAGAAGGTCCAAAAACACCTTCATCATTGATCTATACTTACATATAACATCTCACGATTGAGATGTTATAACTTTAATCTACCTTTTTCATTGATTAGGTACAGGTAGCAAGAAGTAAACGAGTAATGTCACAACTAGGGATGTAGAAATCAATCCAAAGCCTAAAGCTAAAATAATGGATAACTTAATACAGGCACTCCTATAGTTAGTTCTAGGTGTTGGATTTAATTCTACAGTGCTAAGTTCTACGTTCTGGACTTCTAGAGGTGTAACTAATCTAACTTTATGTTCTTTATGTGGTATCGATCTCTCAAAGGTTAGCATTTCTGCATCATCTAAGAGTAAAATGTTGGATGCTTGATGTTGGAGTTCTTGAACTTCTTGCTTATAAAGTTTGAGACGTTTCTTGAGTTCTGGTTCTAGGATGTTATCCAGTTGTTTTATAAGTTTTAGAGCAGTTCTTATATCTTGCTCTAGGGTATAAGAGTTTCTATGTTTAATGGATTCTTTGATGTTCCTAACTATGCTACAATATTCTTCTTCTAATTCCCTCATTTTTATTTAAGGGGTAACTTTATGTATACGATTATCATCATTTAATAGCATAGTTGTTTATGCTATTAAATCTTTTCTTGTAGCATTGATAGCTTACATGCTACAAGCGGTACATACTTCATCAGTACA